GCTGATACCAATCCATTTATCAATGTAACTCCTGCCTGCACAATCAAAGGCAAAGCTGTAATCAATCCATCAATAACTGCATTCAATACTGTTATTCCAACATTAATCAGCATAGGCAACAACGTTGTAATAGCTGATACAAGCAGATTAATTCCTGTTGTGATTGCAGTTATAATCTGTGGCAATGCACTAACGATACCTTGAATTAGCGATGTAATAATCTTTACACCAGTCTGTATAATCTGTGGCATAACTGCCGTAATACCGTTAATAACAGTTGTTAGTCCATTGATAATGGTTATCGTCATGCTAGAGAAGTTGTTAACCATCTGGGTTACAGCTCCACCAGCACTACCTGTCATAGCAAAAGCAGCCGCAAATTGCAGTAATAACTTACCAACAAGACCAATCGGTGCGATTAATGAAATAACCATCGGTCCAAACTTCAACAACAAACCAGTTACCGTTGACATCGGACCTTGAAGACTGCTGAATGCACCTGAAACAGGCGTCATCGACGTTGCCCAATTCTTGAATGAGCTGACTAGTGGTTGAACAGCATTAGCCACTATTTGCAATGTATTGTTGATGAAATTCATAACCGTCGCCACAACTGGCTGTAAACTTTCCCACGCGCCCTTGAACCAGGTCATGAATGATTGCCAAGCTTTACGGCCTGTCTCTGTTTGGGTGAAGAAATATGTCAGTCCAGCTGCCAACGCAGCTATTGCAACAACTGCAATCATGATTGGATTGGCAGCAATTACTCCCCATAAACTCGATGCGGCTCCCTGTACGTTCATTAGTCCAAAACGTAGAATACCAACCGTATTATGAAGGTTATTCAATGTGGCAATAGCCGATGTAACAGGTCCGATAGCTGCCGTAACTGCTGTGAATGAAACGAAAACGGCTGCTCCAGCTGCCAAACCAACTGCCAGTGGTGCAATCCAGTCTTTATTGTCAGATATGAATTGTACTGTTTTCTGAATGGCATTAACCGTGCCGTTAATGCCATCTACAAGAGGTTGGAAATTAACATCACCAATCTCATCAGTTAAAGCACTAATCGCTTGAATTGCGTATCCGGATACCAGATCAAAAGCAGGCTGTAACTTATTTGTCAGCGTTTCCGTTAAACCGTCAATAGCTTGACCAACTGTCTTATACTGAGTTGCCAACTTTGTAAAATCGGCATTCGTACCTGTCTTAGCGATAGCATCAAAGAAATCTTGCGTTGCAACATTTCCATCTTGAACATTTTTAATCAGCTCTTGGGTAGATACACCCATAGTCTTAGCAATTGCAGCAACACCAGCAGGAGTTTGCTCAAGAACTAGCTTAAAATCTTCCCAAGCAACTTGTGGCTTAGCTGCCATTTGGGTCGCTTGCTGGCTTAACGTTTTCATAGCTTGCTGTGGGTCTTCAGCTGCGGCAGCTAATCCACCAAAGCCTTTAACCAATTGCGTCGTATTTTTTGTACCAACAGCGGCAAGCTGTGCATATGTGGATGCCATATCTGATGATGAGTAAATGGTTTGCTGTGCGAATTGCTGTAGCTCTTTCTTAACGCCTGTAATTTGAGACTTAGAGTTATCAAACATTCGCATATTTCCTTCGAATGTCTTCCATGTTGCAGAAGATTTGCTCAGTGCATTCCACATATCTTTTACGCTTGAAACGATGAAATCAATACCCTTTGACGCAACTGCACCAGCCGCACCAGCAATAGCTCCCATCTTAGTAAATGATCCACCTGCTTCACCGAGTAAGCCTTGCAAGTTAGCTACACCTTTAACCACCGAACCATCTTGTAGTTCGACAGCGATTGTAACTAAACCATCTGCCATGTTTTATCCTCCTCTCATCTAGTCTTCCTCAGGTAGTTCAAACTCATCCTGAAGCTTTTGCATGCGCTGACGTTCCTTTGCCGACGTGTCCTTATCAGGCTCCCAAGTGCGGATTTCAATAATCTGCTTAATCTTGGTTTCAGACGGCAAGTCACGGAACAGCGCCATAAATTTGCGCCAATGCAGGCGACCAAACTCATTGTGTAAGTCGATTTGATAAGCCTGGATAAAACTTGTCCAGATATATTCAGCGTCCCAAGTGAATGAGACAACACGATCGTCGTCACCAGAACTACGTGGTCGTTTCATCTCATTACCAGCGAGGTCATATTCCACAATGTCTTGCCGATTATCCGTGTTGATGTGTTCATCAATAATGCGGTTTAACAATTCAATTGCTTGTTCCGGGGTTAATTCGTCCAATTCTGGATTCGTTTCATCTGGTTTATCTACATTAATTACTAATAGCTGCAAGGCTCCATAAATCATCAGCACTTGGTCGGTTTCTTCACGAAACAGGTCAAATACATCAAGTACATTGTCGAAAGCTAAATCCAGTTGAAACGTGTGCCCATCAAGCTCAATCTCGTCATCTAATGTCTCGTTTAGCTTGAACATCACGCCACCTTCTAGCGCTTGTGGCGACGCTTACCAGCCTTCTTAGCCAGCAGCTTCTTAGCCTTACGTTCGAACTCCATATCCTTAAGCTCCATCGCACGACCGTTAGCCTTACCGATAACTTCCATAATTGTTGGCATCAACGCAATTAGTTGACGTAGGTCTTGGTGCTTAGCATACAGAAGGTCAAAATCACCTGACTCAAAGATTTCATCGAACACCAGACCAAATGCACGACGTTGCAAATCAAGCATTTCGGCCACGTCTTCCCACTTAGCGTTACTTTCATCAACACGCTCTTGCAAGCGGTCGAACTCCGGTAGCAAGTCCTTTGCCTTTTCCTTCACATAACGTTCAGGGTCCTTACCCAGTTCAGCCAATCGCACCAAGTTTTCTTCAGTATTGATGAAACGAATGCGAACACCGCCGATAATAACCGGCAAGTAGCTGACCTCAAAAGCAATATTCACTTCTGGCATTTGTGTGTTTTGTTCTTCCATGGTTTATCTATCTCCTTACAAAAAAAGACCCCAGAACAGCGAAATATGCGTCCTGAGGCCTAGCTATTTTGTCACTTAGTCGCCTTGTGACGGCTCCTCAACAGTATGTGTACCAAGTGATGGTGCCGTAACAGTAGGTTTACCAACGAAGTCAAGGTGACCTGTGAACGCCTCGTATTCGGTCGCATCACCACCACCGGCAATGATTTCCAAAGCCTTTGCAGGCCCAATAATGGTTGCACCGTCATTCTCAACGATCTTGTGGAATAGCATACGGTCAGCATCAGTTGTTGAACGCTTCATATCAGCAATCAACTTTTGTGCTTGGTCTGCTGGATCCCAAGTGCCTTCGTACTTCCACTTCTCGGTACGTCCAGTCAAGATATCTTCTTCATTACCGTCACCGGCGTAATCACCGGCTGTATCAGTCTTCTCTTCTGAGTCGTCCTCAATGTTGGTAATGTTCTTAGCCAACGGCAACCAGTCTTCTGCATCCGCTTCAGGTGCAGTACCAGTGTCATATGGCGCAACGTAGTGCTTACGTAGCGCATTCTTCTTACGCATATTAGTTCTCCTTTTGTACAGTGATATGTGCCGTCACGTCCAACATGTAGACGTAATAGCCTTGTTCATCTTGGTCGTTCAAAAACGGCTTAGCGACGTCGATTGAGCCAAATTCGTATGAATCATTCTCACTCGTAATTTGGATATCAAAGTCGCTCAGCTCATCATTGATTACCCATAGGGTGTCATTGGCAAGCTGTTGCCTTTTCGTCTTGATTGCGATTTCAAATGGTAGGGACACGTCACGTGCTCCGTCCATGTACGTTTGTTCGACGTTACCGCCAGGCATTGAATAAATGACCAAGCTTTCATCATCGCTTAGATAATCCAACTTAGCAGTTAAACCAAGGTCAGCAATGCTATTAACTTTGTCGGCAAGCCGTTCAATAAAATCATTCTTCACTTGGTAATACTCCTTGCTGCTACTCGACCCCATTTATCTCCGTATAAAACCTTTGCTTTCAAATCCCAGCGCTTGCCAGTTCCTGGCGTCGTGTAATTACGAAATACGCGACTTCCTTGGCGTCCGTAAAACTGAGCACGAGCATATAGCGTTGAATACTCAACGTTACCCGCACTAGTTACGTGGCCAGAAGCGCGCAAATTTCCACGCCGTCTAGGTACAAGCCTATTCATATCAAGCATTGCCTGGTTAGCGACAGCCATCTTCGCTTTACGCATATTAGCTGCGCCAAACTTGCGTTCTAACTTCGATAAATCAACGTCAACATTAATTCTCGGATTGGCCATTAGACCACCTCCAACTCCCAGCTGTACACGTCGTCTGTCGTGTCTTGTTTGTTGGTAACAACACTCTTAACAATGAACTGATCACCTTGTGAGTCAGTAATTCGTGCGTCCACCCATGATTTGTCAAACTGAACGCTATCTTGGATGTAAGGGAACACGAATACAACTCCACCCTTGGTTTCCGTCTTGCTGTTGGCACTGCCGGTCAACGTAACATCATGCTCGAATCGCACGTTGCTTAGTTGAATAGGAGTGTCATAGACCGGATCACCCCATTTGTTTGTATCAAGCTGTTTTTCAATACTAACAGTGTGGGTGAGCCACATTGGTTCAGGATTAACGAGCATACGCAACCCCCTTGTATAACAAACCAGTACCAGCGAGCGCTTCTTGCGCATCAATAGACAACAAAGACGCACTAGTAGTTGAGTTAGTAGATGAACCACTTAGCCCAATACTGGTACGTCCGATTGTCTGTGATTGAATTGCATTAGCCTTTGCCTTATCTTCCGCAGTAGTAATACCCGTGCGGAATTGGTATTCAATTTGCAACGCCAACGCTTGCTTAAACGCCGTTGTTCGTAACGCATTATCAGAGTTGAAGTCATGGCGCATGTAGAAGCGTCGTGTAGCCGTCATCAACGTCAGTTCTGCACGAGGATACAAGCTATTGAACTTATCATCTGTAATAACCGTTAAACCAAGTGCTTCGTATTCAGCATAAGTTAGGTAAGCCATAGGCTACTTCTCACTTTCTCCTTCTGTATCAACCGTTCATTCGTCTTGCTTTGGATCTTCGGTTTCTTGTTCAACTTCAACCGCTTCGATAATCGGCGCACCAATCAAACCATCAGTACGACCTTCGTTATCATCAGCCAACAATTCCTTCAATCGAGTAACAGTAGCTGACGCTGGATATTCATCACCAGCCTTGTACTTCTTGTTGTCGGCCTTGAAGTCAGTGAAATCAACTCGTACAACGTACTTATCAGCCTTTTCAAACTTTGCCATATTCACACCTCCATGATTAGCGGGCTACTCGGTCTTCACACCCTTGGCCGGACGGACTAAGCGCCTTGTTCAGTTGTCTCATTCGTATCAGGCTTCTCAGTTGTCTCATTCGTATCAGGCTTCTCAGTTGTCTCATCCGTATCAGGCTTCTCAGTTGTCAAAGAAGCAGTAGTTGATACAGACACACCGCCAACGTGCTTCTTCAACCACCCACAAGTCGTGGTACATGCGGTTTTGGTACAAGTAACCGTCACCTTGCGTGTGATCACCAGGGTTAAACATTGCCACATAATTTTCCTTAACCTTGGCAATAACTGCTGGCTTAGCAACAAACAAATAATTGATTTGAGCGGCATCAGCAACAGGTGTAAATCCATCAGTGAAATCGTATGCCGCAAAGAATCGCTCGTCTTCAACAACTTCGACCAACTTCACCCCGTCAAGTGACGTTACACGAGACTCCAACGCCGTTTGACCAACGTTTTGGTTAGTAATTGAGCGAGTAAACTCAGTTGAACGCTCCAAAGCGTCCATAACATTTGATGAAACATAACCCACGATGTTTTGTGGGCCATACTTACGAACGGCCTTAATACCATCCTTCAACTTTGAGTAAGCGTTAGCTGGCGTGATAGATGCATCGACATTCTTCGTACCAGCAGCTTTTGCCAACGCTGAAAAACGGTATGCATCCAATTCTGGGGTTGCATGTTCGTCAATGAACGTCTTTGAGATGTTGCCAATAGCCAACTCTTGGTTAGTCTCATCAACGTCTTGCGTGTCAATATAGAACTCTACGTCACGGTCTTGGCCCATTGTGTAGACTTCCTTGTCATTCTCATAAGTACCAGAGTTAAATCCCTTGTTACGAGTGTGATCCTTAAATCCAGATGTTGCGATAGTTGCCAACGTGAATGACTTACCGCCATTCATCCAGTTAACGTTTGGTGTTTCCAATTCTGCTGTGTACAATCCTTGCACTAGCTTCTTATCGAATGAACCAGTCTTATTTTCCGTGTATACAATTGCCATGTATCAATTCCTCCTATAGTCCTAGACCCTTTTCAAGGTCAGATAAGTTTTCGTTACCCCCATTTGGATTTGGGTTTCCGCCTGACGTAATCTTAGGCTTGCCCGGTTCTGCTGGGTCTGCCTTAAACATGAAGCCGTTATCCTTTTTCACTGCGTCGATTTGTTCAGACAAACCAATCAACTTGCCATTGTCGTCAAATGACACCTTATCAGCATCAATCAATGCCATCACGGCCTTGTTGTTCAGTGAGCCCGCGCCATTTAATGCAGCTTCAATCTCATACGACTTCTTCGTTGATGCGAGTTGCTCATCTGCTTCAGTCTTCGAAGCAGCCAATTGAGTTTGTAGATCAGTAATTTGCTTTTCAAGCTCACTACCCTTTTCAGCCGTCTTTTGCGCATCTGTGAGTTTGTTGGTCACATCGTCAACTTG